AAGATATGAATCACAAGTTCAATAGGAGCGGATATGTTAGAACCAGTATTTCCAGATTCACCTCAATTTAAATGTGAAGACTTGTATCTACTTACAGTAGGTACAGAAGCAGGCAAAGAAATTTTAGAAACCTGCCATGAAATTGCACATATGTTGGTCAAAAAGAATATTGCCTACGGCAATTCAGCCCTAGATCCTGTGCGTATATTTTCAAAGGCGGGACCAAGAGAGCAACTCCATGTAAGAATCGATGACAAATTAAATAGATTAATGAAGGGCACAGATTACCCAGGCGATAATGATATTGATGATTTAATTGGTTATTTAGTCCTATTAAAGATTGCCAAGCAAAAATCTAGTTGATTTTTTAGTCAACTAAGATTATAATGTATATATATGGACATTGAATTAGCTGATCATTTTGATCGCATGAATAAGGTGGTAGAGGAATTACTCAAGGGTAATAACCCCACCCAGATTGCTACCGTCACGGGGTTTAAACGTGCAGAAGTATTAGAATACATAGATGAGTGGAAGCAAGTCGTTAGAAACGATTCTGGATCCCGTGACAGGGCAAAAGAAGCCATCTCTGGAGCAGACCAGCATTACGCTATGCTCATTAAAGAAGCTTGGAAAACTGTAGAAGATGCGGACCAAGCTGGACAATTAAATGTAAAAGCAACTGCCCTAAAACTTATTGCAGATATTGAAGGTAAAAGAATTGGTATGTTGCAAGAAGTCGGTCTACTCGATAATGCTGAGCTTGCTACACAAATAGCGGAAACTGAGCGGAAGCAAGAAGTCTTAGTCAAGATTCTTAAAGAAGTAACTGCTAGCTGCCCTAAGTGTAAAATGGAAGTTGCAAAGCGATTGTCGCAAATAACTGGAGTAGTAGAGCCAGTTGTAATTGATGCAGAGGAAGCTAGTGGATCTTAATTTTAATGATCTCATTGATATCCTAGATGGGGAGGAATTTGATGAAAGACCAGTCGATCTTAGAACATTTGTTACAAGCCAAGACTACCTCGGATTACCCCATCTTTCGGAGTACCAATATACGCTCATTGAAAAAAGCTCACAAATCTATAAAGAATCCACTCTTATCAAATTATTTGGAGAAGAAGAAGGTAGACGTCGCTACAAGCAAACATGTAACGAAGTAATCGCACAGCTAGGTAAAGGTAGCGGTAAGGATTACTGTTCGACGATATCGGTGTCATATATAGTTTATTTACTATTGTGCCTTAAAGACCCTGCTACATATTATGGCAAACCTCCTGGAGATTCAATAGACATTCTTAATATTGCTATTAACGCACAGCAAGCTAACAATGTTTTCTTTAAAGGATTTAAAACACGTATTGATAGAAGCCCATGGTTCATAGGAAAATACGAAGCCAAAGCTTCAGAAATGAAATTCAATAAAGCTATTACAGTACACTCAGGCCACTCAGAACGTGAAGCTTGGGAAGGTTATAACGTAATCTTAGTAGTACTAGATGAAATTTCAGGATTTGCTACAGAAAATACAACTGGTCACGATCAAGCTAAAACAGCTGACGCTATCTATGATATGTACCGTGCTTCAGTCGTATCTCGTTTCCCAGACTTTGGTAAGGTAATCTTGCTTTCTTTCCCTCGATTTAAAAATGATCCAATTCAAAAGTTTTATGAGGGAGTCATAGCAGAAAAAGAAGTTATTCTAAGAACTAAAACGCTTAAGATGGACGAAGATCTACCAGACGGAACAGAAGGAAACGAAGTAACTGTTCAATGGGAAGAAGACAATATAATCTCATACAATGTCCCTAGAGTTTTTGCATTGAAGAGACCAACATGGGAAATTAACCCAACAAAAAAGATTGAAGATTTTAAAGTAGACTTCTATAGGAATATGCCAGATGCTCTTGGAAGATTTGCATGTATGCCATCGGAAGCAGTTGACGCCTTCTTTAAGTCAAGAGAAAAGATTGAGCGGGCATTTAGCAATATGGCTTTAGCTGTAGATGGCTTTGGAAGATTTGAAAATTGGTTTGCACCAGACCCTGATAAGGAATACTTTATACATGTAGACTTAGCGCAAAAGCATGATCATTGTGCTGTTTCTATGGCCCATGTTCAAAAGTGGGTAAATGTAAGAGTAACCGACACATACTCCCAGCCTGCGCCAATTGTAGAAGTAGATGCTGTTAGATATTGGACCCCTACTGCAGATAAATCTGTAGACTTTACAGAGGTAAAAGACTACATATTGTCTCTTAGAACTCTTGGTTTTAAGATAAGAGTATGTACATTTGACCGATGGAACTCTCACGACATGATGCAGCAGCTAAAACAGTACGGAATAAATACAGAGACACTATCTGTAGCTAAGAAGCATTATGACGATATGGCTATGGTTGTGTCAGAAGACAGACTGCATGGACCACATATTAAATTACTTATAGATGAACTATTGCAATTAAAAATTATGCGTGACAAAGTAGATCACCCAAGAAAAGGCTCTAAAGATTTGGCGGACGCTGTATGTGGATCTATTTTTAATGCTATTAGTAGAACTAGATTTGAAAATAATCAAGAGATAGATGTGCACACTTATGATTCTTTGATGCGTAAGCCATCAAGAGATGATGAAGAGACAAGGTTAAATGTAATAAGGCCACCTAAAATGCCTACAAGATTATCTGATGTACTAGACGGAATGGAAATATTATGAGCATATATCAAAATAAAGCTAAAGAATGTAAATGTTGTGGAAAGCATGTACCATTGCCGACTACTCTAAAAGAGTATTCTGGATATGTGTTATGTCCAACTACATTTGCTAATGTAGTTGAATATAAAAGGCTTTGGAAGTCTCTTGGCTCAAGACCTGCTGGTAGCGTAAGAAAGCATTTTTCTGAATACGTTCAGCAGATAGTAGAGACTACTATTGACAAAAATGAGGACGGGACAATACAATAGGGCTATGTGGCGTTAGCTCAGTTGGTTAGAGCCCCAAACTCATAATTTGGTCGTCGTAGGTTCGAGCCCTACACGCCACACAAAAGAGAGTATAATAATAATATGGACGAAGAAAGAGACGAGGACATGCAGCTTCAATACTACATGGAAATAGGCGCAATCACTCTTGAGGGCGTAGATGAAAGTGGAGAAATGATATTTGCAATTCACGAAAAGGCAAAAGATGTTGCCCCAGAATTATGGGAAGCCCATATAAGATATGTGGATGACTCTCTCATGAAATTGTATGAAGCGGGATTAATGGAAGTTGAGTATGATGAAAACCTTCAAGCAACCCTTCATGTTAGTCCAGAAGGACAAAAGCTAGCAAAACAATTAGGTCTGATCGAAATGGATTTAGATGAGACCCCAAACAATTAGGAGAAAATATGCCTTGGGAAATTAAACAAAACTTTGCGGGATGCAAAGGATATGCTGTAGTAAAGCAGGGATCAAATGAGCTTGTGGGATGCCATAAAGGTGAATCATCAGCAAAGGCTCAAATGAGGGCTCTCTATGCATCAGAAGCAGATGCTAAAAAGATGAAAGACAAGAAAAAGAAAATTTATTAATTGGCCTTGTAGCTCAGCGGACAGAGCAGTAGCCTTCTAAGCTATTGGTCGCAGGTTCAATTCCTGCCAAGGTCGCAGGCGGATGTTGAAAAGTAAAGTTCAATTTGATATAATATATATGGGTCGCCTAACGGGGCCCATATATTAATTTATTCGCTTAAAGGAGGAATAAAATGGTAACAACATTTGCTATGGATCTTTTCAGAGATCCATTTTTTATTGGCTTCAATCGTGAAGTAGAAAGACTAAACAATATACACAGAGAGGCAGTCTCTCAGTCTTTTCCGCCATATAATATCGTTAAGGTAGACGAAGACACATATCGTGTATCTTTAGCTGTGGCTGGATTTGATCGTAAGGATGTAACGGCATGTTGCACATTGATGTGGATCGTATCGTGCCAGAAGAAAAAAAGCCAAAGACAATCAAAATTAAATAAGGTATAATAATACTGTCCCATTCGGATGGGGCACGGGCTAATAGTTACGCCTTAGGATAGGACCTGAGCATGTCCTTCATAAACTGCTCACAATAATTTAAGGAGATAGAATGCCAAGTTACGATTACAAATGTGTTATTTGCGATCACAAAAAAGAGGTAAACAAGCCTATTAGTGATTCATCAATGACTGAGCTTTGTGATAAGTGTGGTGCTGCAATGGTTAAGCAATTCGGAACATTTGGCATTCAGTTCAAAGGCACAGGCTTCTATAAGACAGATAACGCTAAATAGTTCAATGTTATAATTAACTTGTTACAAAAGTTGTAATAAGGAGTTATAGTTGACTGGTACTAGGTTATGGAGATTGTCATTAGCCACCATTTTGGGCTTTGGTTGGTTATTTTTAACGCCTGCCTACAGCGATGACCCATTAAGTTTGGCTGCCCAAGAGATACAAGATTTAAACAATAGCGTAAATGATTTAAATTACAAAGATGAATTTATACATCTAATTGAACAGGCTGAAGAACAATATGATGAAGCTGTAGATTTAAAACAACAAAAAGATAATGCATTTAATGCATATGATAATGCGGTGGCAGCAGAAACAACAGCTTTAGAAGAAAAAAACTTAGCTCAATTGGCAGTAGATGAACAAACAATAACATTAGATACAGCTTTAACAAATAAAAATAATGCTCAGGACGAGCTAGATGTAGCAACAATAAATTTAACAACAGCTAATTCAAATCTTCAAACATCTCAGTCAGCGGTAAATAATGCTGGAGGAGCAGGACTTCAATATACTGTCTATAACCTACTAAGAAATGGAAATACAGCAATAACTGGTTCTGTCATATGTTCTGGGGTTTGGAATTCAAGTTCTATGCAATTACCAGTTTGTGGAAGATACGAAAATATTATAGTTAAATTTACTGGTGTTATTACTGTTCCCTCACATTGGACCTCTACTTATTTTGCAGGGTATACAGATGATGGCTTTAGAATGTATGTGGACGGAAATCTTGCAGTCGATAATTGGGTAGAGCAGGGAGCTAGATGGAGTGAATTTTCTCCAATATATGATGTTAGCGAAGACAAAACTTTAAATGTAGAAATATGGTGGTATAACGGAGGCGGCCCAGGATCTTATCATCTTGGATGGGCAATTCCTGGAGGATGGACTGGAGCAGGCTGCGATTATACTGGGGGATGGGGAGTGGGTTTCAGCTGCAATCTTAATACATTTTCTTCTGGATCTGCCCCTACTCAGCAACAGTTAGATGATTTAGCTGATGCACAAGAAGCGCAGGCAGCAGCACAACAAGAATATAATACTAAATTAGAAGTACGTAATGACAAAGTTTCAGTTTATAATTCTGCTAATTCAACTTTAAGTATTTATAATCAAACATTAACAACTAAAACAACTGAATACAATGATGCAGTCACAAATACATCTAATTCTTTAACTTCAAAAAATAATTCTATATATGCATATGATCAATCAATTATAGATTTAAATGATGCTATAGATAATGCTTGGAGTTATTATGAAGAGCAAAAGGCCAGAGAAATTGCTACAGCATTAGCTCAAGCCGCAGCTGCCGCTGCTAATCAGCCAAATCCAGAACCAACACCAAGTGCAGAGCCAACAGAAGAAGTTACTCCAGAGCCAAGTCCTGAGCCTTCTCCTGAGCCATCTCCTGAGCAAACAGAACCAGTCGATCCCACTCCAGAGCCAACGCCTGAAACCACAGATGAGGAGAAGCCAGAGCCAAGTCCTGAGCCTGAGACTTCTCAAGAGCCAGAACCAGAGCCTTCACCTCAGCCAACGGATACAGATCCAGAGCCAACTCCTGAACCAGAGCCAACTCCAACTGAACCTTCTGAAGAATCACAAGACAATATTATCATAGAAGATGAAGAATTACTAGAATTAATGCCAGAAAAAGGAACGGGGACTGCAGAAGATCTTTCTGGTGTAATAGCCAATTTAACAAGCAAAGATAATAAATTAGTTAAATTAACACCAGAGCAAGTTGCTGCAGTTAGCCAAACCCTAGTTGCCCTAACAAATGAAGCAAAAGCAGAAGTTGCACAGGACTTAGGAATTAAGTCATCTGAAGTTGCTGTAATTGCTGCCGCCATGAAGGATAATCCAGAATTAGCTACAGCATTTGTAGAATTTAAAGATAGAGAAGCCGCAGCTGAGGGAGCAACTATGCCTTATACTTTAGCTGACGCTACAACAGAAGTTCAAACAGAAGCATTTTTGGCGGATCCAATAGGAGCAATATTAGATATAGATTTAGAAAAAGTTTTAAACCCATCAGAATGGGGCAAGGATATGACTGACGACCAAAGAGAAAAAGCACAGGAAGTTGTTATACCAGTAATTATTGCATCAAATATTGTGGCTGCCGCCATGACAAGGAGGATATAATGAAAATAATTAAGGCTATATTTAACTATGCCTGGGAAGTAATTAAGGAGAGCATTGCTCAAATATTTACCCTCCTTGGCTTCTTTATCGCATGGCTTACCCTTACAGGCACCGCCCAGCAAGTGGTCGGAATAGCCACAGTAATAGCTACTGTTATTTGGCTTGCTACCATTCCTTTAAGAAAAGAAGAGTAAATGCTATAATAGAGGTATGAGAAAATTAGGTGCCTCATTAGCTAGCATAATGCTAGCCCTCACAGTTACATCGTGTAGCTTTGACGGTTCATTCCGATACGAATGCCAAGAACAATCAAATTGGGAAAAAGCAGAATGTAATCCTCCAATTTGTGAGACTACTGGAACTTGTTCAAGAGATTTAGTTGGACAGGAAATATGGGATGAGTACCAAAAAACAAAGGTAAAAAATGGCTAAAGAAAGATTAACTCCACAAGATCTTGATGCAAGATTAAAATTCATCCTAGGAATTACGCTTGGATCAATTCTATTCTTGACATCAACAGGAATTCTTTATGGACTTCTATTTGTGACACAACCAATTGGCGCACAGTCAGAAAACGATAAAATGTTTTTTAATGTATTGGGTAGCGTAGCAACATTTATTACTGGTACATTAGCAGGATTGCTAATTGGACAGTCTGGTGCAAAAGATATCATGAAGGCACAATTGGACAACAAGGAAATGGATGCTAAAAATACTCAAGCAGACAAAAAACTTGAAGCAGAAATTGATGCAACTGCAGCACGTTTAGCAGCAAAGCCAGACGGGGCAATGCCAGCAGAACAGCCAGTAGATACTGAGTGGGACAAGGAAGACTAATGACAACATCAAACGATTTCCCAGTTCCAGCAGAAACAGCAAAAGCTCCTAAAGGTAGTGTTGCTCGTTTAATTCAAATTGCTAAGTCTCAGGTTGGATACATTGAAGGTCCAAAAGATAATGAGACTAAATATGGAGCTTATACAAAAGCTAACTTCCAACCATGGTGCGGTTCATTCGTAAACTGGTGTGCAAACGAGGCTGGAGTTAAGATTCCAAATACGGTGTACACTCCAGGAGGCGCTGCAGCATTTAAGAAAGCTGGCGCATGGATTGATGGAGATTTAGCAGATCCAGAACCAGGAGATATCGCATATTTTGATTTCCCATCAGATGGTGTCGATAGAATTTCTCACGTAGGAATTGTTATTGAAGACAATGAAGATGGAACTGTATGGTGTATCGAAGGAAATACTTCATCAAAGAAGTCTGGTAGCCAAAGAAATGGCGGAGAAGCATGCAAGCAACTTCGTGCTTACAAGAAGAATAAGAAAAATGTTCAAGTTTCCATTGTAGGATTTGGTCGCCCAAAGTTTAAGTCTGGGGGATCGGCAAAGCCTGCTTCGACAGACGGTGCATGCCCTACCTGCGGAAAGTAGTTATGAATACTTATAGCATTAAGATTGAGGTAAATGCAGAGGTACAGGCTTTTACTGAAGATGATGCAATAGACTATGTAAGTGATATATTCGGAGTTGATGACGAAGTTAAGTCTATCAAAGTCGTTAGCGTTAAGGAGAAATAATGGCAAAAGAAGGATACAAGCCAACCGCTGGTATGAAATCAGCAGCTAAAAGAGCTATTCGTTGGAAAGAGCAAGGAAAAGCAACTGGTGCTGGTACAGCAGTAGGTTGGACTCGTGCAGGTCAGCTAGCACGAGGTGAGACTCTAAGCTTGTCTACAGTCAAACGTATGTATTCTTTCTTTTCCAGACATGAAGTAGACAAGAAGGGCAAGGACTTTAATAATACTTCTAATCCCTCTAATGGTCGAATTATGTGGGATGCCTGGGGCGGCGATGCTGGTTTCTCATGGTCTAGAAAGATTGTGGAAAGAGAGAAAAATATGAAGAAGTCATATGTACAAGAAGAATTAATTGAAGAAATTAAAGACATCTTGGTTGATGCTGTCGAACCATTTGATACAGTATTAGAAATTGATGACGATGAGGATATCAAGAAGTCGCTACGTCCAGAAGTTACAAAAGAGCAGCTTGGAATGGTAATTGAGCATCTTATGGAAGCAATTGAGGGCATGATTGAAATGCCAGAGGAAAAAGAGGAAGGCGAAGAGGAAACTCCAGAAATGGAATCAGAAGACGCAAATGAATCTAATCCAGCACCAGTTGGTGATCCAATGAAGAATGAAGTAAATTGGCCAGTAGCAAAGTCAAAAGATGAAAATGGCGAAGACTATGAATCAGATGACGAAGAAGAGGATAAGTGGGATAATCTAACCAAAGCATGCTGGACTGGATATACTCAAAGAGGCATGAAAGAAAAGAATGGCCGAATGGTCCCCAATTGTGTGCCAGTAGAAAAAGTTCAAAAGTCCGTTTGGAACGGAACTTTTATCAAGTAAAGTATTGACACAGCCGCAGCAATTCCTGTATAATATATATTAGTGGGATGCTGCGGTTTAGTCATTAAGGACAGCATGTTAAAACTGAATGAATTAGGTGTAGAGCTCTTTATTAACAGAGCAAAAGATATGTCCCCGTATTGGGATAATTATGATTTAGTTATATGGAAAAAAGATGTTTCAGGATTTACAAGTTTAAAGGGTTTATTCAGGAACAATTCCTGGGGAACGGCAGAAAGAATATCTGTCAACAGTACTGGAGTCTGGGAACTCCCTAAAAAATATGTCAAATATTTTAAATGATCTAGGTGTAGATACAGAAGATTTTGATTGGTGGCATTTGGGAGTTTGCCGTGGAATGGATACAAATCTATTCTACGATAAATACGAGGCGGACCCAAATGTCGCTAAGAACATAGACGAGGCGTGTCTAGCATGTCCTGTAATTAACATGTGTTATAAATCAGGAGTAGAGAATTCTGAATATGGAGTTTGGGGTGGAGTTTATTTGTCCTCTGGGGAAATAGACAAAACAAAAAATCTGCATAAGACTGCAGAAATATGGAAAAACTTAAGGAGTAAGGGTGTCTTCTGATCATTATTATGACAATAACCATTTTAAACATGGTATAAATCAGTGGACTGGCGAACCCAATAAGCCTGTATTTTATAATGAAGAAATGAAAAAGAAGATTAGAGAACTAAAGAAGCCTGGTATGCTTCTTATGGATATAGCAATGTATCCAGACTTTCTAGCTATTAGATTATACGAAGATAATTTTTTACAATTCGATGGAATCAAAAAAGAAGAAGTAATTGCTTATGTTGATAAAGTTAAAAAAGTAATAGAATCATTCGGAGTAAGATGCGAGCTAGAAGGAGTTCCAAGTGCACGAGTATTATGAGATAATTAACATAGTGTTTATTCATGAAGAAGGCGTTTATGGAACGGTTGACCAGCTTGGGGCATTTGCTTCAACTGTTAAGTATCAAAAAGATGGCATTGATCACGAAGTAACTTTAGAAAATGACGAGTTCGCAATAGTTGACGAAATCGTATTTCACCACGTAGAGGAAGATAATGGATAAAATATTATGCTATAGCTGCAATAAGAGCAAGCATAAATTAAATGCAAAGAAATCATCTTTGCTTCCAATTAATTTGCTGATGTGCGAGTCTTGCATCAATTCAAAATTGGAGCCACGCTGGGTAATAATTTTGGCGGGAAGATCAAATGGCGCAGATTATGTAAGAGAATTTGTATTAAAAAAGCGTTATTTAGGTAACGAAATTTCAGCCTCAGAGCTATTAGTTTAAACCAGTTTAAAGGTATAATTAAACTATTATGGATTACACCTCAATAGTTTTAGCTATTTCCGCCGCTATATTAAGCGGTATGGGAACAGCAATTGTCGCTGGAATTAGGGATAATAAAAAGGAAAAAATAAGGCGTCAAGAGCGTGAGCAAGACCATCTTAAATTAGAAATAAAAGACCTTAAAATAGCCTTATATAAAGTTGAGCGGGAACTGACAGAATGGAAGGATAAATACTATTCTGCCATCCAGGAATTAATTGGGGTTAAATCAGAGCTTGAAGAAACTATGCTTAAATTGTCATTTATAGATAAAGCTATGGATGAATATCACCCACTAGACCCTGAATTTTAGAAATAGTATACTAGGATATATGACCTGTATAGTAGCCCTTTCTGTTGGCAATAAAGTTTATTTAGGTGGCGATTCTGCTGCATCAGATGAAAAGTCTGGATTGATACTACAAACAACAGATCCGAAAGTATTTAAAGTTGGTCAATACGGAGTTGGTTTTGTAGATAGCTTTAGAATGGGACAGATACTTCAGTATAACTGGACTCCACCAATCTATAAGCCAACCGCAGGATACAAAAATTTAGATAAGTTTATGCGTACTAAATTTGTTGAATCAGTCAAAGAAGCGTATCAAGAAAACGGTTATGGAAGATTTGGTAGTAGCGCCCCAGAAGATGGGGATGAAGGCGGAATAATTATAATTGCGGTGCAAAATACTGGAAGAATATTTATTATGGATGTAGACTATCATGTAGCAGAAATTGATGTAGATTATCTAGCAGAAGGAAGCGGACAGCAAGTTGCGTTAGGATCATTGCATTCAACTAGTGCTATAAAGACCCCTCGTAAACGTGTTAGAATGGCTTTAGAGGCCTCAGCTAAGTTTATTATGAGCGTAAGAGGCCCCTTTACAATTATTGAAGTCTAGAGTATAATGAATCTATGATGTGGCTGAATAGATTAGCCGCCCTACTGTTCGGGTTACTATCAGTAGGACTAATCAGAGACTTCTTAGATAAGCATACGGTGCTTGTATTCAATAATGAATATCAAGATGAGGTGGAAGAAGAAATGTTGGACATAAACGATTTAAAGCCAGAAAGCTATGACAATGCAATGGATCTTCGTGGGACCCCCACACATGTTTGTGCTTGTGGATGCAACATATTTAATGTTAAAGTAATTTTTGAAGATTATGAAATTGGCACATACTTCTTAGATATGGAATGTGCTAGTTGTGGAAGTTTGGCTACTGCGCCAACTCCAGTAGATAGAGAAGGATTAGACAATTGAGAAAATCAGAAAGACTTAGAATCGCAGAATTAGAAATAGTTAGACTTAACTTTGAGCTAGAATACGTTAAAACTATTTTAAATTTACTTATTGATATTGGTGGTGCAAAGCCACAAGATCTTGACTCTGGTAAATGGTATTCAAAGAAGCCAAACAGACCAGATATTCCTAATAACTAGCTATTGACCTGCTGGTTATTATTTAGTAGAATAGGCAACATGAATAAAAAAATGCTAACTGCCATTATGGCAGCAATACTTACTATTACATCAATCAATATGGCTAAGGCTAATCAGCCTAAACCTGCAACGGTGGCAATTCTTGATACTGCTTTGAACTCAAGCTTACCAGTATTTAAAGATAAGATTGTCCATGAAGTATGTATTTTAGAATGGAACTCTTGTGCAAATGGATCAAGCTTTATGGAAGGTCCAGGAGCAGCATCTATGCCTCTGAATCAAATGTCCCGAAATGGCTTTGATCATGGTACAAAGATGGCACATGCTTCTATACTTACAAACCCAAACATTAAGATTGTTTTCGTTAGAATTATCGGTGCTACAAGCACAGGTGTAAGGCAGATTTCTAATGAATCTACTTTCGTTAATGCTTTAAACTGGGTGGCAGCCAATAAGGATAAGTATAATATTCAAGCTGTAGCCATTTCACAGAGCCATCACAATCTAATGCCTATGGCTAATTATTGCCCAACTACCCCAAATACAGTATCTGCTATAACTAATCTAGGAAATGTCGGACTTCCAGTATTTTTGGCAGCGGGAAATAACAGAGATACGAAGCGAGTATCTTGGCCAGCATGCATTACACAGGCTGTTACAGTATCTGCTACATCCGTTACGGATGGACCTGCTGTATATACAAATTATGATGCTAACGTAACAGACATGTTTGCTATTGGTAGACTAAGATTACTGAACTCAGATGGATTCTTTTTCAACGAGGATGGAACATCTGTATCTACGCAGGTAGCAGCAGCAATTTATGTTGGATTAAAGTCAAAGCTTTCATCATATACAAAAGACCAAATTATTGATCTTATGAAGTCTAAGTCCTACCCTGTATCAAGCAGGACAATTAAAGGACAAATCGTTTCAAAGGACATTTTAAATGGCTAAGCAAGTTACAATACTAGAAGAAATAATTGGTGATGTTGCTATTGCGTTGTATCAGAAATGGTATAACGCAATGCCAGCAGAAGAAAGAAATGAAATAGCTGAAGAGGCCTTGAAGAAGAATGCTCAAGAAAGCGCATTATTTGTTATCCAAATGTTTATGGATAAATTTAATCAGGCTGCAGAAGAATTAAAAGACCAAGACTAGTATTGACTAGCCTTGTATTATTTAGTAGGATAGGTACATGCAAACATTTTTACCAGAGGCGGACTTTGCAAAAACTGCTAAGCATTTAGATCGCAAGCGTTTAATTAAGCAAAGTGTAGAAAACTTACAGGTATTGAAGTCCTTAGCTGGATACTACAATGAAACTGGCGCCTGGGTCAATCACCCAGCAGTCAAAATGTGGGAGGGCCATGAAGACTGGCTATTCCTATACAACGAGGCCATAGTCAAAGAGATTATTATGCGTGGCTACAAGAACAGCACAAGAGATACATTTGATCAGATATATCAGGACAACTTCCTTATGCTTGAGTCAAATGAGCCTTGGTGGCTAGGTGATGAGAGGCTTCATTACTCACACAAGGGCAGGCTATACGAGAAAGACTCTGAGAAGTACTATTTCTATTCCGAGTTTGCGGACTACCGTGAACTAGGGTATACTTGCTGTGAATCTTGCAGTTACTACTGGCCAACACATGCAGAGGCAGATGATGAATCTAACTAGCGAAACCTTTAGTAAAGCTTTAGATGAGAATAATATTCTTATTGTAGATTTTTGGGCGGAATGGTGTGGACCATGCAGAATGGTAGCACCAGTATTGGATGAGATACAAAAAGAGTATCAGGTTCCAATAGCAAAATTGAATATCGATGAGCATCCCGAACTTGCGGATAAGTATCAAATTAGATCTATTCCAGCAATGATCGTATTCGAAAAAGGTGTTCCAGTAAAAACAGTTATTGGAGCTCGTCCAAAACACATACTCGTGAAAGAGTTTGAAGGATGGATTTAACATTTAGTGAATGGATGGCATTTGGAGTAAAGCAGGGATGGTGCGGACCTCCAGTATGTTATACCCATGACGGATTACCAATGTCAGAACAAGAAGGTACGGAGTTTGATGAAGGTCAAGATCCATGTATGCATATTGTTCGAATGTACGAAGATATTGGGATGAAAAAAGGAATAGAGGATAACCATTCCCCATCAACATGGCGGAATTCGTACACAAAATAAGTTTCTGCCTCAGGAAGAGACAGAATAAATAAGGAGAAATAAAAGAATGAAGTCATTCAAGAAAATCGCCCTAGGACTGGTTGCAGCCATGACTATGGGTACACTAATTGCAACACCTGCAAGTGCTGCTGTAATGACGGTTGCTCTAGATGTTAACGGAACAGCAAATACAACTGCTTCCGCTATTGCTACCCCAGCCGCTCTTCCAGTTCCTGCTGATAACACAGTAGATGCTGTAGACGCTTTGAAGTTTGTCGCAACTGTCGACGCAGGAACTTCTGTTACAGTATCAGCAACAAACGCAACAGTAGTTGCTGCTCTACACACAGCCGCTGCACCAGTTACAGCTTCTTCAGGATCATCTTCCTTGACAATTGCTACTGGCACAGGAACAACTGCAACGTTTTATGTATATACTAAAACGACAGCAATCGGTTCAGTAGTTGTAAATAACCAAGGAACAACCCTGACCTATTATGTACAGGGCACTGCTGGCAAGATTAATACTCTTGCAGTAAACGCCCCAGCTTCTGGAGCCGCTGGTACCAAGCAAGATATCGTAGTAAGCGCAACTGACGTATTCGGAAATAAGGTTTCTGGTAAGTCAATTACTGCTACAGTATTTGCTGCCACTGCTGTTCTAGATACAGCAACAGTAACAACTGGTGCAACTTTGACAGACTTTGGTTCTGCTACATTTAAGGCAACACTTCCAACAACTGGAACTCGTGCCCTAATTATGTTTGCCCCAACCACTGCTTCTGATGCAGTTGCTGCAGCCGTAACAGGATTGACAGCACCTACATTGGCACCATTTGCAGAAATTGCAGTACGTGATCTTGTTGCAGAACTTGCTGCTGAAAAGGCAGCACGTGCAGCAGAAAAGGTTGCTGCTGACAAAGCTGCTGCT